GGTCCGTGGCGGCGTCCTTTGCCCCCTTCAGCCGGTCACGCAACCCCAAGGGCTTCGCCGGTTTCTCCGTTACGGTAAACGGAACAATCGTCATACCGTCGTCACTCAACCGAAACAGGCCACCGGGTTCCAACTCCATTCCGTTAATCGCCAGAATTTCCGGCAATGTCATCGACACACCGAGCTGGGGTACCCCACCCATATCGGGGAACTGCCGAACGGACTCCGCCGCCGAACGGATCAACGCAATCAGAACATGTTCACGCGCCCGAAGGTGAATGGGCAGTTCTTCCCAAGCAATGCAGAGGGCATGACGCAACTGCTCGCGTGAAGTTTTATCACCGTGCGTCCAGCCAGAAGCTTTCAAGCTGGCGAAGATTTGATCGTGCAACTGCTTGGCCGACACGCTGTCGTTCAGCAGCACGAAGTTGATGATGCCAAGAGTCCAGCCCTTCTGTGAGTCTGTCGCATCGCCCCACGTCGGTTCGGAGACATCGCCAAAGGCCCACGCAAAGGCGTGCATCGCCCCCTGGACGATGATGCCGATAAGCTCAAGCACCTGCATCGGAATACTCTGCGTCTCCGTCGTCTGTTCCTGCGTCTGTTCCGTCATCACTCATCATCCTATAGCCAAGGGTACAGCGGCAGTTGATAACCTCTGCCGCATCCGCATCAGGGTCATGTGGACCCATGATAGTCCCGCCGTCCGGGAGTTGGAAAGGCTCATCATACCCCACGCCATCGGGATTGAGCAACGGAATTTCAAGGTGTGACGAACGAACACGGTGGTCACCAGTATTGATCCAGAAGCGTTTGACGGAGTTCTTTTTCAGAATTCCGTCGTCAACTGCTTGGTCATAGACAACGCGCTGGCCCTCGTTGGCAGCACGCAAAGACTCCGTGCGTGCAATCGTGGTGGCGCGAAACCGCAGATAGCGTTCCGCATAGTTGTCAACCAGCTTGTCGATCTTTTCGTCCCCAAGTGGCTCGCCTGTGTCAATCGCGCTCTCAACCGCAGTGTCGAACCGCTTGTCACGCAGTTTGAGCGAAAGCGCACGGGTGTTGTTATCTTGCAACGCCTTGCGATAGTTCAACACAGCATTCGCTTGGTACGGTGTCAGTCCAACAACGTCCTTGATATCCCGTGCCATCACTGCCGGTGGCAGCCCCTGCCCCATCTTGCTACTTACGATGTCGTGAATTGCTTGTTCAGTGTCACCCGTGATATATCGAATGAGTTTGAGATTGTACGTGTCGAGGTTCTGCACCACGCGCGGGTCAGACTCATCGAATGAAATGTCAATCGTGCTGTCTTTACGAATGCGCGCCTTGAAAACGGGCGTTCGCAACAGTTTCTTCCTCGCGGCACCGACCGGTATGCCCTTTTCTGCTGTGCGTTTGGCGGAGGCCACGTAGATGAGCTTCAACGGGTGCAGTGCGTCTATGAGGTGTGCGACGAACTGCTGCCCTTTGACAATACCGACGCCAGATTGCTTCGCCTCGCGACGGAGCCAAATCAACGTATTGCCGATGTCTCGGGCAAGGTTATCAACAAGCATCACTCGCCGCCCGATAACGCGTTCATGGCGGGCATATTCGCACTAACCTTGACCTTTGGATCCCCTATGCCCAGTTTCTTCCCCGCCACACCGTCAGCAGCAGGAGGTGCAGCACTTGCCCCCAACCCAAGCTGGTCCATAAGACTGTTCATCTGGTCTTGATTTGGCACACCGCCCTCTGGCCGTGGAGGGAAGCCTGCCTTCTCACGGAAGAAGTTTTCAAGAGCCTCATCCGGGAAGAGCGGCATACCTGCCTGTGCCATAACCGCGACGAACTGTGCCTGTTCCGTCAAGTTCATGTGCTGCGCTAGGCTTGCCGTAAACTTCGGCATTGCCTTGTAGTCCATACCGTTCAGCTTCCACACGCGCGGCAATAGGTGCGAGTTCAGCACGTCGCAGATGCTATCAACAAATGACTGCACCGCAGACATGAACATATCCATCTTGGACACACCAAGCGCCTGCGACCCCTTTGCCCCACCGTGGCCGAGCATGATAAAGTCAGCAAGCGCGGTCTGCGCAATGCCGGTGGAATAACGCTCGACGATAGTCGATGTATTAAAGCTTCTACTGCCGCCAGAGTTAAGAAGCTTCAATTCGTACATCAGGTTTGACGTCCCATCATACGTATCGGACGGGAGAACGACGCCCTCCTGCTCATCCCGCCGTATGTTCGTCACAAGGTTCTTGTACGCTTGCACAGTGGCAGCCGCACGGGCGCGCGCCTTCGGATCGGTAGCCTCAGACGCCGCCTGCAAAATCTTCGACGGTACGGTAATGACCGGAAGCCCCGCAAGATCGCGCTCGATACCAATTGCCTCAATCTCTTGAATGCGCTTCAAGAAATACCACGACCGATAAGCGTTGCGGAGGATAGACCTGCCCTCTGGGTTGTTCTTGTATGCCGTAGTGCGGAACAACAAAAATTTCTCTGCTGGAATAGTGACGATAGGGCCATTCCATGGCTGTTGACGGACACCGTTGATTGATCCGTTCGGGCCGAACACCCATGCGATAACTGTGTCCTGCCCGCGCCCGCTCAGCTTCTCGACGCCGATCTTTCCGTCGTCATACTTGCTGCTCGCCTGCGTGGTGTCGTCCGTGCATCCGTTGCGTTTCTTATAGACGATCTCATGCACCGAGAACCCGTACTGCACCATAGACGCCGCTTCAGATACGACATCGCTCCAGGGCAGCCCCATATCGTCCATAAGGGACTCAGCAAACAGCTTACCCTCTTCAGCACCAGCAGGTGCATCCTCTGCGGCCTGTACCTGCCATTCAACCTTCTTAATGATCTGCTGGACGACGAACAGAAGCGCGCCAACTGACGAGTCGTTGTCTCCCATCTCACGATAGACGCGGGCGGCGTTGCGGCCCAGCAGTGACAGGAGAAACTCTTCCCGAACATACCCGCCGTATGCCTTGAGGCCGGTATTACCTATTTCCCCAAATGGGTCAAAGCGAACTTCACCGCCGTCGGCGGAAAGGGGGTCAGCATACGGGGGTGGGGTCGTTGTCATGTGCGCAACCCAGACAGGAAAAGCCAGTCGCCAGTATAAGCGACTGGCTTGCGCATGTCGAGGCTACCGGATAGCCACTGGGCGAGATGTATGGCGACTTGGGGATGAACCCATGTGCCTTGGTTTCGAGAATCCCCCCAGGAGTTCCGAGCGTTGTGATGGCAAGCTGGTCCTGTAGAATTCCCAGCCCCAGCGCTAGAACCGAAAGAAACTCGTTTGTTCCCTTGAGCCTGCGGTATTCTGACCACTCCTTCCCTGCTGCCCGACACATGGCCGTCGCGTTGACGGATTACCTCTCCACCGTGAACATGATCAATAAGATCAAGAGAAAGCTGCCCAGACATGCCACTTCACCCGCTGCGTCAACGCACGGCAAAATTGTGCATTGGGCTGCCGAAAGAGTCAATTAGCAGGTGCCATTACGACTTTTTCTTGTAGGGGCCGCGCGGCTTCGGTGCGTCCGCCCGCGCAACGATATCCTCCATGCTCCACATGCTTTCCGCTAAGCATATAGGAGACGCTGTGCGGGCGCACCCCCCCCCGTCAAGGCCGATCAAATTTCAAACTGAGACACTACCGGATAGCCCATATCACCAGGGCAAAGACACCCGCTATGATGATAAGGCCAATCATGGTTAAAACACCCAGTGAATGATAATCGTCACGACCAGCACAGTTGGCAGAAGCAGCACACCGGCTGCCGCAGCCCACGAGATCCAATCAGGCGGTTCTTTCTGCGGTGAGCCATAGGTAAAGAAGTCTGCCTTACGTGTGTGCTCGCGAACTACCCAAATAGCAAAGGGTGCCACCAGTAACAGCCACACCAATAATAGGATAATGTTCGTCATGTTCATTCCTTTCTATACCGACCGTAGCGGATAGGCACGTTTCTTCGTGCCCCTGTTCCAGTACGCCGTGTGTATCGCTTTATGAAACCAATCGGGCCTAAACAGCCCCATCGCGCGTGCCTTGCACCGAACAGCCACTTCCGTTCTAACACCAAGGGTATGCTGGATTTCCGTCACGGACACCCCAAGCCACCACATGCAGCGCAGTTGTTGCAGCATAGCAAGCGTCCAGATATGCGATCGGACATTTGTTGTAAGCTTGAAAGGGTCAGCCATTACACAAAATCCTTCGTCCATGCCACTCACACAGCCGTCTCGCTACCTCCAGTGTCAGTGCAGTCGTCACCCGCCTACCGCCAGCAGTGACGCTGTAATATGTAACGGATGGACAATGCCAAAGGCGAAGCCGCCCAGTGCTGTCCGTAGCCCAATATCCGCCAGTTTGCACCTTGCGAATACGGAAGCAAGTGCCGTGACGCCAGAGATAGCGGACGGTCATGATTTACGCCAAGGCAGGCAGCGGGCGCAGATAGGCGAGGATGATCTCGCCGTCTTCGGTATCCCACGCGCCGTAAAGCTCGCCAAGCTCCCCACGCACCCACGGGGGACTCAGATCTTCATACGCTTCTTTGAAGCTATCATTGACTTCTACGCCAGTCTCCACAAGGTGTAGCTTATACCCATGGCTCTTGGCGATAAGCATCATCTCGCGGGCCGAAAGCTCCTCGGTCGTCGGCGGCTCGGTGGTGTAGTCCACCAAGTCGAACATCTTCGGCGTAAACCGGCCATCTTCCTCGTCGATGCGTGTAATGCTGTCGGTCATTTCGTGATTTCCTTTTTCAGATTGGCAATGCGCCGTTGAAGATACCAAATCGCCTTCTCCAAGTCTTCGATCTCGCTGCCCTTGCTATCGGCACGCCAGATATACTTCACGGCATTGCCTGTGAGAAAGTCCATATGCTCGGTAACAGTGATGCACTCGACACCGCTGGGGTGCGAGGTGTAGTGGGGCGGGTGATTGACAGGGTCAGGTGTAGCCTGTTGTTCGCTGCCATACAGCCGCCCTGACTGTTGCCATCTATCTGCCTTGCGCTCCGCCAGGGGCAGAGAGCAGTTCCTTGTGCATGTATCGCAGGGCACACTTTCGGGATCAACCCCACAGTGCATGCAGGTTCTACACGCCGTCGTCATGTCAATGTCCTTCTTCGGCTTACGAACCGTGCTCGACGTTCCCGCCCGGTGATTATTCACGGTGCCGTTCGTATGCACGCCGACGCATTCGGCACAGTTGCCCTCGTTGACTGGCGTAAACCAGTCTCGGCATGTGACGTATTCCGTATCGGAACGGGGCGGTTGCATGCCAGCGTCTTGAAACTGATTTGCCAAAACCCAGTTATTCACCGTGCCAAATCGGCTGCGCACGGAGCACGATGCACACGGGCCTTCCTGAATGGGGTCTTTTAAGTGCAGACAGGTGGCACACTCCTTTGAGTATGTCGCGCCCGGCACGGCCTTTGCCACCCAACGAGACCCCCGCTGACCTACAGGAAGCAGGCAGCCAGCACACCCTGTATGCGACCAGGATCTTCCGAAGTTATCGCAGCCCAAACAACTCATTCCGGGGTGCAATACAGTTCCGATAATGTCGCTCATTCCCCGCACCCTGGAATGTTCCGCACAGCCCACAGCGCAGCCTTCACGCGGTTGTTTACGCCGATCTTCTCCATCGCCCGCTTGACTTGCATCTTGATCGTCCCTTCGGCTTTCCCAAGCTGTAAAGCAAGGTCCTTGTTGGATAGGCCCTCTGCCAGCCCTTGAAGAATGCTGATATTAACAGCGGTAAGCGGCACCTCTCCACGAAGATAGCGCGCCTTGCCCGACAGCACATGAAGCGACGTGATTGCCGTGTGCGCGTTTGCAACGAGAACGCGAAAGGCGGTGCCGGATGAAATATCGCCGCCTGCCCGTCGTAGAAGACCCAGCAGCAAGTCAGTTGCGTCCGCAAAATCCGCCCCCTCTTCAGTGTCATGAAGCGTTCCGTCATTCGACTTATACCCACTAACCTTTTCCGCCACCACAATCCCCTTTCGTGCATATTAACCTACACACGAATAGTACCACGCGGCCCCATAATAGCAAAGCACATATACCTTCCTGCTACATTCCCTGCCAATATGAACCCAAAGAGTCACCCTCTGGCCCTGCGACAATGACAGAAGTGTCACCCATAAGTTCAGTGATGCCCCACACAGCTGCATCAGCACGGTCAGGCGAACCCTTCCCCAGATACGCAGCCGATGTGAAGCAATAGAGTTGGTCTTCTAGTCGTGTCAAATCACCGATATGTGACACACGATCCTGTTCGTACAGCGATGCAACGGGCTGCGCGCGGACGGCCTTGCCACGTGACGCAGTGACACCACGAAAGGGCACCGTGTCATCGATTGAACTGATGACATGCTCGACCATTGCCCCGCCAAAATTCATCTCGCCAACGATATAATCGGCTTGAAGTTCTTTGTACGCTGTGACCGCCACACGCCCCCAGCCTGCCGGGCCTAGGGAACACGTATAGTCACGAATGACGTAGTATCGCCCATCATATCCCTGCCCGACGGCCACTATACCAACTTCGTCGCTGTGCGACCCTTCCTTTCCACTTGAACCGGAAGGGTCAACCGCGATGATGACCCGCTGAAAGCCGGGTATGTCGTCCGGCTTGATACGGTTCTTTTCAATGTTCGCCATCGTCCACAACGCACCGGGCACATCCAACAGCAATTCTGCGTTGAGCTCCTGCCTGCCCAGGCGCGTCCCCTCATACTTCTCCCTGAGCTTCTTGATCGCCGTCTTAGACAGATTGGCAGAGTTGTCAAATGTGCTGCCAGTCGTCAGCACAAAGTCCTTGCCGACCTGCCCGAAGAGTTCCTTGACAAGAGGATACGGCTTAGGCGTCGTAGTGACGATGCACTGAACGTGGTCGCCAAGTCGCAACCCGAACAGCATCATGTCCCACGTCTCTTGCATCGTACCAACCTTCCACCCGGCAAGCTCATCACACCACGCGAAGTGGTGCTGTGGGCCGCGTAGACGATTTGGTTCCTCTGATGAATACCCCGTGATGATGCTGCCGGTGGAAGTCGTAATCTGGCGAAGAGTGCTATTGTACCCCTTTGCCATACAGCCACCCTTATAACATTCGGGCGGGATTATACTCGTCAGTCCTGACTCCCCCTCGAAGCACACCTTGCGAAGATCATCGTTCGTCGGTGCGACGACAGCCAACCGCCAACCGGGGTTCTTCATAGCACGGTAGAATGTCTCCTCCGCACCAGGGCGCGTCTTACCAAAGCCGCGCCCTGCCATGATGAGCCACCCGTACCAATCGCCATCAGGAAGATGCGACCCGTCAGGTGGTAGTTGTGTAGTCCTCGCTGTCGATAACCAAGACACCCGGTGTCTTGTCATAGCAAGCAAGTCCGGCGGCAATGCTGTCAAGTTGTGCAATAACAGATCGCGCGGTGTCGACGGATGCATTCACCATATCCTCTGTCTTCTGGTCAGTCTCATCAAGCAGCATGTTGATCTTGACAACGTCAACAGGCTTGCCGAACGCACGGTCAAGCATGTGAACGGCTGCATTGATGCGCGCTTGCGGCGGGGCCTTCTCATCGTTCATGATCTCCGCAAGCACCGCAATAGCGCGCTCCGCATGCGGTGTAGCGAGGTCGCGCCCTGACTTCGTAAGCCCTTTGAGCAATAACGATGTGCCCGGTTTACGACCGCTGTTGGCCCGTGGCCCACCTCTTCCGTCCCCTTTTGCCATAAACCCGTTCCTTCGCCAAGACTTTCTGAAAGCCAGTTCGCCGTAAGATGTTATAATATAACGCCCGTTGTAACACCCCATCCATACAATTCAGGCTGTTTCACGTGAAACAATCCCTACAATCAACCAAATTCCAGTTAATTTGCCCCTGATTGTATGTAGCAACATGCCTACAATCCATACAATCAGGGTGTCTCACCCCCACACAATCCATACACGCGATGTTATAATGTAACATAACGAGACATGTTACATTATAACATCTTTTCATCTAAACAACCTTTCCATACAAATCCCCAACGCCGAAGTGGCGTGTCCGGCCGTCTCCCTTGCATGGATTGCACGTGAACAGATACCGCGTTGCCGGTATGAACACGCTGCCACAACAGTTGCACTTCCGTGGTGCAACAGCTTCCTCAGGCGACAATAATGTACCCATGTGTTCCTGACCACTGTTCACATAGTGGTTCTTGTTGTTCCGATAACGCGCCTTAACCGGCATTCGTAGTCACCCCCGCACCAAAAATCATTTCCTCATACGCGCCCCACCAATAGTTCCCGTGGCGGCACATCATTCCTAGACGTCCCAATTCACCCTCAACAAACTTCGATTGAATATCCCGCACCCACTGCGCCGTCGCCTGTGCTGGGAATAAGTACCAATCCCCGTCGCCTAGAAATACGACAACCGCCGCCTTTCCGCCCGCTGCAACATGCTTTCGTAGGAACAACGCCTGATCTGCACGAATGCCGATGCCGTGCCCGACAATCTCGCCGCCCTTGATATACTTAAGTTCCGTCCACAGCATGTGACCAGATGCGAACTGCGTAATAACATCAGGGATGCCACCGCGCAACCGTTCTGTAATGCGCGTATGAAGCCCAGGGCAGTTCGCGTCCATAAGTGACCATGCCCGTGCTTCACTCATTTAACATGCCTTTCCGTATAAATGGTACCGCACGCTCTACTGAACGAACACGCCTCGCAGTCATTTTCAGCATCGCTTTGTGGTCCACGATACAACCCGTAACAGCTCGGAGCGGCTTTCTTCTTTTTATCGTCGCTATTCACTACGCTATCTTTCTTCTGCACCGCCCGTATAGCCTTCACCGCGTCGTTGACCCCTGCCCGGTAGCCGCGTGTGTACTCGTCTCGCACACCTCGAACATCTTGCAAGACCTTTTGAACCTCATAAATGACTTGCCCCCCCACTTAATCATCGCATCAACCTTTCCAACTCAATCCGGTGATGAATATACGTCATATCCCCTCCATCGAACAGTGCTTGCCCACGGAACCACCGCATGCGGCACTCCGTATCACGCAACGTCGGGCGCACCCACGTGGTCTGCCCGTGTGTAGCTGGGCGTTCACCAACAGCCCACGATGCCGGGCTAGACACGACACGCAGCCCATCTTTTCGCACCCAATACAGCAGGCGTATCCGTTCGTGAACAGACAATACGCGCTGCCTCTCGTCTTCGGTCATGTGTCTGAACATTCTTCGTTACACCCGTCAGCCCGTTACCCACATACGATACCACACCTACTGACCAGCACAAGCACGTCTAGCGACCTACGCACTCTGCCCACGAAGGCCGCCCACTTGGCATGCGCTATGCACTCGCACTATGACGCCTGTGATAATACTACCCAGGCGCGAAGCAGCCAAAAAAGTTGTTCACACCGACCCCGCGTATAATATCGCGCGCGTAACCGTCATCACATATTGTCATCTGTCCTTGCGAAGCCCGCATGATCCGCGTACCCTCGACGCCCTCTTGCGATGAGCCTGTGGTATTGACATGACATGCGAAGCTACTCTGAAACCCGTTCACGCGGAGTAGCGCGATATGCTCTTCATACGCCCACATCCGCCCTTGCAAACATAAGCCGCGATGTGTATCCTCGATGCCCCACCGCGTCAACCGCCTGTATTAGACGACCCACATCTTGAAAATCAGGAAACGCTAGCTCGCGGTTAGTGAGCGATATGCTCCCTCAAACGCCTATGCCGTTTGGCATACTTTAAACGCCTTTAGCCCCTTTAATATGCCATTAGGTGGGGGGTAGTGCTGGAAACTGGCGGGTTTCCGCCGTGATTTAGGAGCATTACCCCTCAGGGCACTATTTTTTGAAAAAAATTTTTTCTGAATCGCGTGTATTGGATTAAAGGCTAAAAAGCCATTGATCCCGTTGGTGTTTTCAAATTAGGGGGGAGGTACTATGGGGGTAATGGGCCTAAGCGGCTAAAGCCGAAATCAGTGCCGAAAACCGGGTTGTACCGCCGGACAACCTAGCAAATCCGCCACCCCAATAGCAAGCACAATCGCGCGGTCTATCCCCAAACCCAAGGTCTACGCCCCAGATTGCCCCGCCGCCCAGCATTAGACCGCCGCAATAGCCACAAGCCATCCAGTAATGCCCCACAGCGCAGATACCGATACCCCGCCAAACCCGATTACAGCCCCGTACACAGCAAAAGGGTCTTGGCTGCCACCCTGCTAGCCAAGGCCCCCTAAACTGCCACCCACGCCCCGCCAAACCCGGTTAGCGCAGGCAAGTAAACAACTGCGCTACACCGCCAGCAAGCGCCTCAGCGGCAGCGGCCAGCTTTTCCTCCGCCACAAGGGCGCGCTTCTCCCAAGCAAGTTCAGCCTCGCATGCCGCTTCGTATGTTCGTTCGCTGATATCGGATTGCTGTAGCAGGAACTCCTTGTCTGCTTCCAGTTCAGCAACGCGGGCTTTCAGGGCGGCAACCTCGTCCGTTTCAAGTGGGGCTTCGTCTTGTGCAGTCATTTCGCTATCTTCCTTTTTCCCAAGGTCACACCCTCCTGATACCGCATCGACAACAAGATCGGGGTTGCATTTTCCCCACATAACGATACGCAGTGCGGGCGGAAGGACAATATTGCACCACCCGTCGCGTCGAATACCTTCGTCTTTCTTAAAGTAGAAACACTCAAAGCACTTCATGAAGGTTTCCTCCTATAACACACCACACATATCATCAACAGTCGGGCGTCGCGCCCGTGTAGTGGCGCATCAATGTCATCACGGTATTGTTCCAGTAACCGCTCAGCAAACTCCACCTCGATGGGGGTTTGAATACGATATACGACGCTTTCATTGCTGAAGCCGCGTGGTGCCACGCACAGGTAACGAGGTTCTTCTTTCATTTCCCGTTCTCCACCGGCCATATAGACCGTGTATCTGCGTGGCTATCGCCGCCCACATGGACAAATTGAATGATAATTGCCAGCAGTGCCAGCCCGGCTATGAACGCCAGGGCATCACGCACTCCCATTAGCACGTCTTTCATCCGCCAATGCCTTTTCTGCAAGCCCAATTGCACGCGCGGCAGTAGCGGCGCGCTTCGTGTAGATACCGTGTTGCCGCTTTTTGCGGGCAAGAAAAGAGACCAACGCTTCTTCAACCGTGGGGCAGGCATACTTCTTTACCCACGAATGGACGACGAGCTTTTTGAAATCGGATGGGTACGTAGTCGTGAGCCATACCCCCCGCTTCGTTATGCTCTTGACACGGTACTTGTCGCAGGCAAGCTCAAGGCGAGTGCCACTACACACGTCGCCCCATTCATCGAAGTCCGCGTGCTGCTGCTGCTCGCGATACCGATACCAAATGATCGGGAAATCTTCGAGACTAAGCGACTCACCAAAGTCAAGCGCAGCCTCCGCCCCCTTGCGGGTAAGGTAGAAGTAGCATTGCTTCCCTCTGGCCGCGCAGGCGTACCCGTTCGCCACAAGCCCCCGCCACATTTCGTAGGTATCGCCAGCTTCTATGACGAAGTGGTTCCGATATGACACGTAATTGTCGTTCGGCAACCCCAGCGCATGCCGGGCTAGTTCACGTTGTTGCGGTGTCATACAATACTCCATACACGAATACCGCCGTCGACAGTCTTAGTACGGAACCCCATTTGGTATTCGCGGCGATAATACGACAACGACCCGTTGACCCACTGGCTCGTCTTACCAGTAATAAGCACTGAGTCACCGATTGCCATCAACTTGTACGGGTATTTCGTCCCGCCGCGCCCGTCAGGGGGCACTGGAATACCTTGTTCAATGTCATTCATCGCACCACCACCACTTCCTGAGACGCCCGCGTGACGCCCGTATAGAGCCACCGTGACTTGTCGCCGCCCTTGAGATCGTCACACAACGCGACGCGCGGGGCCTCGCTGCCTTGAAACTTATGAACGGTCATCGCATAGCCAAATGTGAACAGCCCCAGGCCGCGCGGGGCAATCATGGTGCCGCTATCGTCATGGAACAAATCCTTCCAGCACACGATACCAAGTACCTCTTCGCCATCATCACGAATGCAATCAATCGTGATAGTATGCTTGGTCTCTTTGGCAATTTCCTTCAGCCGAAAGCTATCGCCATTGCTGACGCCAAAGTGTTCTGTATTGGCAAGACACACCAGCTTTTCGCCAATGGCGGGCAGCAGCCCAGAAAAGCCGAGCTCGCGCCGTAGTCCCTTGTTCATGATCCGGCGCGTCTCGTTTCTTCCACATAGGACGACATCATAGCCAGCGTAAGCTTCCCAATCCAAGGACCCTTTTTTCGCCAGCGTAAATCCGGGGCCGTCGGTTCGTAAGAAACCGTCTTTACGAAGCCGATTTGCAGCATCCGTGATACCCCACGAGGAAGAGTTGGTCCTCTTACATTCATCAAGTGTTATACGGGGTCGAAGATGCGACCAGCCAGGGGTATCCTTGACTGGAGGTAGTTGGTATTCGTCGCCAACAAGTAGCAACGGTACCCTAAGCGCGTCGAGGTCGTCAGCAATGTGCTGCCCAACCATGGAACGCTCATCGATCGCGATGATATCAACATCGTCAGCAACCCCGTTTGCGCTGAAATTAACGCCGTTTCCGCCTTCCAGTTCCTTGAGCTCTTGGTGAATGCGGTCGATATACCGGCTAAGCGGGTCTTTGCGCAGCAGATCACCAAGCTCTTTCTGCAACTTCCCACGCTGGTCATCCACCGGCTTGTACATAAATGAATGGATCGTCTGCGCAGGCATGCCAGTCTTCGCGGTAATAACGCGCGCCGCCTTTCCGGTAGGTCCAAGCAACGCATATGTGCCGCCCATCTCCTCTAGAATTGCACGTAGGATGGTGGACTTGCCGGAACCCGCCTCACCATCGACGATAAACGGTCCCTTTCTATCCCAGCGCGCCGCCATATCCAAGCAACGCTGCTGGCAATCGGTGAACTGGAAATCAGCCATCGCAGTCAAGCTCCTTGAATTCGCAGGGGGCGCGAAGTTCCTTTCCACGGTAGATATACCCGCCGGACGGGGCGGGATCGCTCTTACCGAACCCTATGTTCCACGAAAAGGCACACGGTATCCGCAGGTCCAGCGGGTGTTCTTTCAGATAGGAGCACTTTCCGCTTTTATCGGGGTGCAGACGCCCATTCTTCGTGCGGGTCCACATGGCATACTTACAGCCATCGCAGGTCATTTTTGTGCCCTCCATTCGGAAACCAGCAAGACTTCCGCCCGCATCTCATCGATGGCTGGAATAAGCAGGTTGACCTTCGCGCGATCCAATTCTTCCCACCCAACTATCTTCGTGCAGTTCCACCCACCAACCGACGATACAACCTTTACCCCGTATCTGGTAAGCACAAGCGCCGTAGCGATTGGCTGCCTAAAGTCAAGGGCATATTCCGTCGCAGCTTTCATATGTTCCAAAATGGTGTTCATTGCAGTTTCCCCCCGTTGGTGCGCCCGAGTTCGATCATGCGGTCCATGGCGTCGTTATACTGCTGCCAGATATCCAACGCAGTCGGGCGTGGGTCGATGATATTGACGATGCAGTTGCCATGGTAGGCGGCGATGAAGGCATCCAAGCCATGCTTGCCAAATGCGGCAGGGTTGCTCTGCGCCCGGTACAGAAACGGCCCCCACGGCACGGCAGCAATGCGGCTGCGACGGGGGTCACACGCAACACCGGTAGTCGGATCGGTGTAGATATCTTCTTCGCGCGTCGTCCACCAGCAGCCCTCTTCCGCCACATAGGCAACGCGCGGGTTTGTGCGAATGACATCACGAAGGATGGTTTTGTGAAGAATGTGTGGCATGGGATTATTCCTTGAACGAAGCCATGATTACTTTGTCGATAAGATTTACCAGTTCAGCCAGTGAAGTACTATTGCCGGTTCCCATTTTGCAGGTGACGTGGCATTCCGTGCTGGAAAACCGCCCGGTCGTGGTTCCGTGCCGCGCGGTGCCATTCATTACCGGTTCCCCTTTCGCAAAAGTGTTCTTCTTCGCCGCCACGATACGGCGCCGGTGTTTCCGCAGTTGGACAATTTCGCGCAATATTCGTTTGTGTTCACGTTTGCTACCCTTGCTCATGCCCGTAAACCCCGAAAATCTGCCCATACAGGGCTGTTTGTGTTGGCCGCTACCATGGCAGCGGCACCCTAGTTTCTGCCGGTTGCCTGCCCCTGCACCGATACTTGCCGGGTGGCGTTGTGATTGCTGCCGATAAGGCGGCACTCGGCGCGGCGAATATCCGGCAATTGGAGCCATTCCACAACTTCGTGTCGGCAGTCAATGCTAGTCAACGCCTCGGTGTAGGGCAGTGTGGAACACGGGCTTGCACCGAGGCAGATTGTCAGATATAGAATGTACATCGCAGGCATCACCAAACCCCCCTGATTGCTTTGTCGACCGCCGAAAACTTGAACTCACCCACCATGCGGGTCATCACGTTGGCAAAGCGTTCGTCGTGCCATTCGCCCATGCAATGCGCAACCTCGTGTATCGCTGTGGAAACCAGCGTCTGTCTGTCGGGTTTGCGCGACAGGTTGAACCTGTTTTCGTGGCCGGATTTGCCGAACGGATTGAGCAGGAAGCGGTGCCCGGCATCAACGTTGTAGCATTTGGCCTCGTACTGATCACCGAAGTACCACCCGCAGGTCCAGCGAAGGCCAATAATGCCCGCGATGGCGATATAGCAGCGAACGGCTTCCTTGCAAGCTTCAGACCATGCAAGGTAAGTCTTCATCTGGGGGCCGCAGTTCAGCCAAATGGGGTAGCTATCTTGCATGCGAAACGTCCACTTTCCCGGCTCCCAAAAGTCCAAAGCCATCTGCCGTGTAACAGCATCTTGGCATTCCACGATAACGGGGAACGTTGGGATATAATCTTCAATGGCGAGCTTCGGGGTGCATTCATGCATAAAGTCCGGCTCGTCAACAGCAGGCCGGTCATTCGGCTTGATACGCGCAACAGCGGCTTCAACCTTGGTGGCAATGGCGCGGCGCAACCCTGCGGTGAATGACTGATCCACCACTGCGGGGGTATGCGTACCGGGGATATAGGCCGTTTGCTTGGTTGAAACAGGCGCGCCGGTCTCATTGTATCCCGTGCCTGCAAGGCACTTTTCCAGGGTAGGCAACTTGGGCTTAAGCGCGGACATTGTTTCGGAGGCAAGCTCGCGACGAAATGCGTTCCACACCTGATCATAGGCGCAGTGAAACCCATCGCGGTTTGCGGTGAGGATTTTTCGGCTGATTTCCGGCTTCAGTTCAATGGTAAGCTGGCCTTCGCCATTGTGCCGTTCCATGAACATGGATAGGCCGTTGACCCGAACGATTGCAAGGCCGAGGTGCTGGGGCGGAATTCCGTCGGTCTCATGATAGACTTCGGCGAACCAGTTGTCCATGTCGCGCTTGTCGGTGACGAGGTTGCGCGCATGCTTGCCCACGCTATACCCGCCCGCATACGCCACGCCGTTGATAGTGAACGCCACGTTGGGAAGCTCGCACTGCATCAAGTACAGCTCAAGTTCATCGATGAAGTCGTCGCAGTACACGTCTTCGACGTCAATGGTGAGCTTGCACCCGACAACCGGCTCAAAGCCGTCTTCGATTTCGTAGGATGCGCCGGAACCAGTCACAAGCAGGGTGCCACTTTCGATGGTATACTTCTTCATCGAGAAACACGTCAGCACACGGGCGCGTCCAAAGCCCCCTGCGCAAAGGGTGTCTTCGTCCTTGGTGGACTCGCCCAAGCGGAAATACACCGCTTCCAAGGTTTCGCGGTCCATACCGCATCCGTCATCTGCGAAGGTAACGCGAACGGTGCGAGTATCGTCGACGGAAAATATGGACTCTGCCGTGATAGTGATCACGGCAGAGCCCGCATCGACCGAATTCTGAATAAGCTCGCGCCAGAAGGCGGTTTTCCAATCGGAGTACGCTTGTTCGCGCTCCTTGATGAAAAACTTGCGGGGCAGTTCAACCGTTGGCATTTTACACCGCCACATTCAGGAGTGTAAGAAGGCGTTCAGTCTGCCACTCGATTTCGGCAGACCGGGCAGACTCAGCGGCAGCCCGGACAGACCGGACAGACCTGTCTGTCCGGACAGACTCAGCGGCAGACTCAGCGGCAGCCCGGACAGACCGGGCAGACTCAGCGGCAGACTCAGCGGCAGCCCGGACAGACCGGGCAGACTCAGCGGCAGACTCAGCGGCAGACTCAGCG